TGCAAAATTACCTTGATGTCTTCTTTTTGATTGGTAGACCTAGTGAAAGATGGTCTATTATCAATGTGAATAATGTCCCCGGAATATTTCTTTACTTCTGGATTTGATAATCCATTTGTAAAATATTGACCTAGATAACTATTATTTATCGTGTTATAATCCCCGTTAAAAGTATTATTAATTGGAATAGTATTGCTCCCACAAACTAGATTTAAAGAACCGCCAGTTGCTGGAGATGAAGTAAAACGGTTCAAATTTAATCCATAAGTTGGTGAACTATTTTGGGTTCCATTAGTATTAAACCCAACAAGTGAACGGTCTTGCCAATACTTGAGCACATTATTTGTATAATCAAATGATGCTACTCTACCAACTGCAGTAACACCAGTTCCTATTGTTTGGGTAAATCTAGAATCTGTTGGAAAAGACGCTGCGGTTAGATTAGTTCCCGTTACCTTAATAGCATAAAGAGCACTGGCTTTATCCGCACTCAATCCAGTTGAAGAGCCATAAGTTTCGGGATTTTTTACAATACCAACCCTTGCGGTTTGATTGCCAACGATAAAATCTGGGTTTAAGGTATCATTCTCAAATCTGGAATAAAGAATAGCCTTTGTTGCACCCAGTTCTCTATAAATGTCATAACCGTGCCCACCTTTTGGTGGAATTATTACATTGAAAATTGGTGTAGTAGAACCTGTGGGAACTCCACCTGCAACTAAATCAACCGTTCCATATGTATAACCAGAACCACCTTTAGTTACAGTAATAGAATCAACTTTTGCATCATTATTTACAACAATTGTTGCTTCTGCCCCACTTCCATCCCCTTTGATTGGAACTTTGGTGTAGGTGGTATTGGGTGAACCGATTGAAACGCCTCTATTTGTGACGGTGATAATCTTTAATTGGCCACCATTTGTTGCATTGTTGCGAATGGAAGTATATTCAGAATCCTTTTCCCAATCAGAGGGGACCGGAATATAATTTGTTGAGTCAAATTTGATAATATCACTCGGCTTGATAGTATAGAGATATTTCCAAATATAACCATCACCACTTTCACCGGCCTTCCTTGGTTCCAAATCGGTAAAAGTTGGCTCATTTAAAGATGGACGACCGCTCGGATTTTCTGGGTCTGCACCATTGAAAAGACAAATGTAAACCTTGTAATCTTGGTTTACAACAAAATAATTTGAAGAATATAGGCTAGTTGCCCCCGAAGGTTTTGATGTATTGCTTCTAGTAATGTCGTGGCGGTACATATCATAAGTTGTACCTGAAGTCCAAGTTGTTTTCTTAACAATTTGTTTGGCATTGGTGATAGTTACCTTTTTCAAGGCAATCATAGTGTCCCAATAGTCGTTTTCTTGGTCAAAACTGTCTTTAGGTGCCGGTGGTGAAGTATCCCAATCTGTTTGATAGTCTGTGGCATTTGGCAGACCGATAAAAGTATAATATGTATCTGTACCCGCCGTGACAGTCTCAACAAACTTTTTGGCTTGAAAAATTCTAAGTTGGTCTGTAATTATCGCTGACATATTAAACTTTTTAGTTATTTAGGTGTAATTTTTATATCTGAGGGGATTTACCCTTTTTACTATAGGAGATGTACTTATTCCAGTTATCCCATTATTATAAACTGTAAACATATTTGAGGTTGTTCTTTGAGGAACTGTGATTCTACCCCAACTATAAGTTCCGTAAATGTTAGTGAAACCAATACCAGGAATGCCATTATTGGTAACACTTACTGTAACTCTCGAGACTGTAGTTGTACCGACGCCCGCCACAAATGTTTGAGCAATTGAAACATCTGCAACTCTGTAAACATTGTCTATAAAACTAGTGCAAATTGAAATAATAGAACCTGATTCATCTAAAGATGTTATTCCATTTCCAACAAAAGAATTTTTCAGAACAAAATAATAACCAGTTTGAATACCACTAATTGTAATAGCAGAGCCGACAATACTACTGTTTCTCAGTGCAGATTCTTGTGGTATGTAAAGGTTAAATACGAGACCGGTTGATGCAACCCCAACTGACGTTGTTGATACTCCCGTAACGATTCCAAAATCTCCTTGAATCGTACTTGCAGTTATGTTTTCAAAGGCACTAGAAGGATTGCTAACCATTACTTGTGGCGGAAGTGATGCAGTATAACCAGTTCCCGGTGCAGTTATTGTTATTGAACTAATTGAACCTGATGTTACAGTTGCAGTTGCATAAGCCCTAGACGCAGTTGTTAAACCTATTGGAGTTGAAAAAGAAACCACTGGATGACTTGTATAACCTTTACCGCCGTCTAAAATTGTAACAGCCTGAATTGTGCCAGCAATAGAAACAGTAGCAGTAGATATTGCTGGACGAATTTCGTCTTGTGTGATAATCTTAAATTTATTTCTGTAATCTACTACAGAATTCTCACGCTGGTCATCAAAGAATGTTCTGAGGTTTTCAACAAAAATTATAGTAGAGGTAATACCAATTGTTTTAATAATATTGGTTGAAGGTTCAATAATTGGCTCATAAATTTCTCTATTTTTTGGAACTTCTTTTTGGTCAATGAACAAGTCTTCAGTTTGCCTACACCATTTTACTGGTCTTGTATATGTTTCATCATTTGAAACCCCTGGACCGCTATAAGCAATAGTGTTAATAGAATCTGAAGAATTGACACTGGATACAACTCTTTCATTTTCTGAATAACCAAAATCATCATTTAATTTAACTATATCCCCCGGCTTTATGGTTTCTAAAACATCAACATCCACTACATCAACCGAACCCGTGCCCCGATAGAAAAGAACAACACAAGAATAGCCTGCTCTTGGTGCTTCGGTAAATGTGATGAAACTACTGCCGGTAAATTTATAACCTTCTCCTGGAATTTGAAGAATACCATTTACGAAGACTAAGAGTGTGGATTTAATATCAATCGGTGAACCATAACGAGCCCTAATACTCTTAAGTTCGTTGTCAATTTTGACTGGGAATGATTTTCTTATTCCATTGAATAGATTTTCAATGGAATCAATAATTTGAAGTTCACCGAATGTCCAACCTGCAAACTTATTATTGTAAATTTCATCAACAGATAGTTTAAAAGTACTATATGACGGTGAAGTGATAGTGGGAATACCAACTGTGCCACCTACACTTACAGTTAAAACGTCTCCTTTTCTATAGCCAAATCCACGATTTGTTACTTCAAGGTTAATAACACTTGAACCTAATCCAACATTAACCTTAACTTTACCCCCAGTTCCAACACCAGAAGAGGGTGACATATATTGAAGAGGTAAATCTACATATGGAAGAGGGTCGTCAAATTTAACAATAGGCGGATTTGTTGAAGTATAACCAGTACCAGGATTCGTTATGGCAACAGAAACAACTTGACCATTTAAAATTGAGGCAATACCAATATATTGAACTGTTGATATACCAGTAGTAGAAACATAAAGCCCGACATTTACAGACTGGAGACCCGACCTATAGCCGGAACCACTATTTCCGATGCTAATTGATCTGATAGTTCCGGCAGTAGAAACAACTGCTGTTCCCCCCGCCGCTACAAGTGGTTGAAGGCCAAATCCCTGCGAATACCCCACGGCAACAATAACTCCGCCAACAGGTAGCCCAGAGCCATTTACGTCATACATCTGCGTTGCAGGGGCTCCTAGGAACCTAATAGAGGTGATTCCAGCGGTCTGCTCTAGCGTATAACTTCCATAAGTTTTATATGAACCGGTAAAATCTGATGGTGATTGGAAAACTTCATTAATAAGTATTGCCCCATTATTCTGAGAAAACTCGGCAACATTTTGGAAATTAGATTTTAAGGTAAAAGATGAAGATATTCCATTGAAGTTACTTGAGATGTCGTCAAATACGAAGTTTGTTGAATATGCATCGACGGTGGAATTTTTTGCTCCACTTCGCATAAATACCCTACCATTGAAATCCAAAGTGGTTGTAATTCCAACAAAGTCAACATCTTCGCCGGAACCAGTTGTAGTGCCGATTGGAGATAGACCTTTTGGTGGGTCAACAAAATGAATAGTGTTATCAATAATATTGTAATCACCCTGAACTTTATATACTATTGAGTTTGTTGGATGTGTGGCAATTCCTGTGCCCGCCCACCCACGTTGAACTGAAACATCATTTGTTGTTGCAATACCAACTGTTACTACTTTTATGATTTCACTGTCAATCTTTGCAAAATCACCACTGCTGAAGTTTGCAATACTTGAGAATGAAATAACTGTAGAGCCTATACCAACATAAGAAGAGGTTTTAGTGGAAGCGGCAGTTGAAACAACCGGTGATTGTATAATGCCTCCTAATGAAATAAGTGCCCTAGTGTTCTGGGAAGTTGCAGTCAAAGTATGAGTCAGACCTGCTCCAACATTTGTCA